ATCCGTAAGGATGCTAAGATGATGGGTGATGTTAAAAAGTTAGCACAAGAACAAATGAGTGTTCTTAAAAACTTTAGCAAGTAATGGCAACAGTAACTGCTGGTGGAGAAAAACATAGGATTTACAAAAAGAAAACCAAAGCTGGTAAAGGTAAACCCGGTGATATAATGGTTACTCATCCTACTAAAGACAAAGGTAAATGGGATACTATTAATCTAACCAAGAAAGCAGGAGCTAAAACTATTAAACAAGGGATTTCCTCAACCAAAAAATGGCATAAAGAAAATCCTTATAAAACAAAAAAGTAATGGCAAAAGCAAAATCACAGCAAAGCCTTGATAGATGGACCAAACAAAAATGGAGAACTCCATCTGGAAAACCTTCTGGTGAAACAGGAGAGGTTTATGCTCCTTCTGCTACCATTTCTAAGTTAAAAAGCACAGCTGGTGGAAGAAAAAAACTAGCAGCAGCAAATGCTAAAAAAAGAGAAGCAACTAAAGCCGGTAAGCAATTTGCTAGTCACGGCTTACATAAAGGTAAAAAGAGATGAAAGGAGTACCTCATTATAAAAAAGACGGAAGTCTTTATAAGGGTAAGCATATTCATAAGGATGCTTCAGGTAAGTTAATGACAGGTAAGACCCACACTAAATCAAGTGTTGACTTATTTCATTTAAAAGATCTACCAAAAAAAGTACAAGATAAAATTAAAAAGTAATGGCATTAGATCCAAAAAGACGGTTTTATTTAGATGGATACGGACAGCATCCTGAATGGTACACTTGGCATTATGAAATGCTCAAGAAACTTGTTGATGTTAATACAAGTATAAATAATCAAACAACTCAAGGTTTATCATTTGAACCTACAGCTACTGATTCATTTGGCCGCCTAAGAACATCTTCACCATTAACATTATTTGATTCAAGTCACAGATATGGTGATAATCAACTTTGGTCTACAGAAACTATATCTAGTGGAACTGCTGTATTTAATGCAGATCAGGGATTAGTTGATTTAAATATCACATCAGCTATCGGATCAAAGGTTGTTAGAGAAACAAATAAAGTATTTGCATATCAACCAGGTAAGTCTCTTCTTGTTTTAAATACATTTGTAATGGGTGCTCCTCAAGATGGACTTATACAACGTGTTGGTTACTACGGAGATCAAAATGGATTTTACTTAGAACAAAAAGATAATGAAGTACTTATTGTAAAAAGAAGTTTAGTTACAGGATTAGTTACTGAAACACCGGTTGCCCAAGGTGATTGGAATGGTGATAAATTAAATGGAACTGGTCCTTCTGGATTAACCTTAGATTTAACTAAAGCACAAATTCTTTGGATGGATTTAGAATGGTTGGGTGTAGGATCAGTGCGTATTGGTTTTGTAATTAATGGAAAGTTTATTGTATGTCATACTTTTAATCATGCTAATATTATTGATAGTACATATATTACAACTGCTTCATTGCCATTACGTTATGAGATTGAAAATCTTACAGGTGCTTCAGGAAATGCCACTCTAAAACAAATTTGTTCTACAGTTATTTCTGAAGGTGGTTATGAACTGAGAGGATTACAACAAGCCATAGGAACACCAATTTTAACTCCAAGACTTTTTTCTGTAGCTGGTACATATTATCCTATAGTATCTTTACGTTTAAAGACTACAAGACTTGATGCTATTGTAATTATTACTGCAATCTCGTTGCTTGGTACAGGTAATGGCAAAAGTTATCAATGGAGATTAGTGGCAGGTGCTACAACAAGTGGTGGCTCTTGGATAGATGCCGGAGCAAATTCTGCAGTAGTGTATAATCTAACAGCAACAAGCACAAGTGGTGGTAGAATTTTGGCCAGTGGTTATGTTAACTCATCTAACCAAGGATCACCAACAATAAATATATTAAAAGAAGCTCTCTTTGCTAATCAGTTAGAAAGAAACGGATTAACAGGAGTACCATATGAAGTTACAATAGAAGTAGCTGTAGCTAGTACATCTGGTGGTGAAAGTGTTTATGCTTCCATGGATTGGGAAGAAGTAAGTAGATAATAAAATGAAAAATTTAGTATTAATATTTGTATTAAGTAGTCTCTTAACTTCTTGTTTTGTTACAAGAAAACAAAGAGACAGAATCTGTAATGAGTGTAAAACTCATACTACAGAGTATATCCGTGATAGTATCTATATAAAAGATACTGTAGTTTCTGTTGAAGCTGACAGTTCTTCTATAGAGGCATTATTAGAATGTGATAGTTTAGGTCGTGTTAAAATTGTTGAGATGTCAACTCTTCAAGGTAAACTTGTAAGTTTAGAATTAGCTCTCAAAAATAACAGGTTAAAGACAAAAGGTAAAACAGATACAATTAAAGTGTTTGTACCTGGTAGAACAGAAATCCGTTATAGAATTAAAGAAGTTCAGGTTGAAAAACCAGTAACCATTTATAAAGATTATTGGTGGAAATGGCCTTTACTTTTATGGGCCCTATTTGCAACTATTATAATAGTGATTACATTTAGAAAAACCATATTCAGTTTTATTAAAACCTTAATAGCATGAGTCCAAAATATAGATTAAGAGAAGGAGTAACTACATTTATTGGATTACTCTTTTTGATTTCAGCATTGACTATGATTGCAATGAACCTTTTCTATGAAAAGGATTTTGCAGCTTGGTCTACTATTATTCCTATTTCATTATTGGGATGGGTGTTTTTGTGGGCTAAGAACTCTTTACTTGAAGGTATTACTTTAGGATTATTTAAAGTTAAAGGAAATGAAGAAGGATAGCCGTTTAGAAAAAGCCGGTGTTGAAGGTTATAATAAACCTAAAAGAACACCATCACATCCAACAAAATCTCACGTTGTTGTAGCTAAAGAAGGAGAGCAAGTTAAGACTATCCGCTTTGGTCAGCAAGGTGTTAAGACTAATCAGACAGTTGGTCAGCGTGAGGCTTTCAAATCTAGACATGCTAAGAACATTTCTAAGGGTAAGATGAGTGCGGCTTACTGGGCAGACAAAGTAAAATGGAGCCCAAGCAAGACAGCCTCACCTAGCAAGAAATGGAAAAAAGGCAGCTAAAAATTCAGTAATTATTTGTATATTAATATATAACAACAACTACAATGGCAACATTTATACAAGAAGTATTAGGACTTCTAGCAAAAAAGAAAACGGTAAATACTCTTATCAAAGACAAAGATTACTTTGAGCTTGGTAGAAAAAGAGATAGTAAATTAGTTACTGGTGGATTTAGTCCAGAAATGGATGCTCTTGCTATTAAAGCAGAGGACTTGATGTGCGTTATGCTAAGTAACACATTACAAGGTGGTGTTAACTATGTTCCTATCTTCTCTCCTGCAATCCCAGGATCTAACTGTGCTAAAGGACCTTTAGTAAACTCTAAACTTTATCAAAATCCTAGTACGGGTACTCTTGAATTTAAAGATGATGCCAAGTTTGAACATGGTGTAATTGACACTGCAGGTTCTTATGGTACTGCAGGTCAAGTACTTGCATCAACAGTAACTGGCGTACAATGGGTTAGTAGTGGTACAGGAACTGTAACATCAGTAAATGTTTCAGGTGGTACAACTGGTTTAACCTTTAGTGGTGGACCTATTACAGGTAGCGGTATTCTTACATTGGGTGGAGTTCTTGCTCCCGCTAATGGTGGTGACCAAGTTGTAACAATTACTGCAGGTTCTAATGTTACTGTAACTGGAACTTATCCTAACTTTACTGTAGCTGCAACAGCTGGTACGGTTAAAAGATCATACTTATCAGCACAATGGAGAGGTACAACTATCCCATATTTTCCTATTCTTCATGGCGGTACGTATACAGAAATTCCTTTTGATACTACTTATTATGCATTTAATGAAGGAGGCTCATTAGGTATTGGTTTTTATAATCCAAGTCCTACAGAAGCAAGATTTGTAGCTAATGAATCTGGTTTATTTAGAATTTCATTAAGTTTAAATCTAGATAACCAAAGTGAGACTCTTGTTACTTCTCTAAGAGCTTTCTTATATGATAATACAATTGGAAATAGAGTATTAGAATTAATTTATACTGTTCCTTCTACATCATCTGTTGATAATATTAGATTGTATAAAGGTTCTTCTGATTTTGTATTAACTGCAACACATGAATATTCAATTATTGTTGATAGTACAGGTTCAGGACCAGGAAGCATGCCTATTTTAAACTACGCTGTTACTGATGTAACTTTCCAATCAATCAAGGTTTAATTTCTTAAACTTAGGAGAGCATCCTAATAAGATGCTTCTCCTTATACTATCTTTGATATATTTAGAGGTCTTCAATTTTTTGAGGACCTCTTCCATTATACTCTCAAACAGTTTCTGATCAATCTCATACTGGTCATAGGGTATTACTCTTTGACCATGTTCATTTATAGGGGACTCTTCAATTAATA